ATTCAGACTTGGAATGCCGGGGTGGCATGTTGACAATCAGTCTTTTCAAGTCACCCGCTGCTATGCGCTCGAGCTTCTCTGCGATAATTCTGTGATGGGTCCCCTCTATGAACCCATCGTACACATGCTTTGCATACGCCATGAAGTGATCTCTGGCGATGTCTCTTGTTTCTAGCTTCTGCTTCTGCTCCTCCAGTAACAGGATTTCTTTAAGAACTTCCTCTGGCAGCAGGTCTAGGCTTGCGGTGTCATCCATGTCCCGAACGATATTATATCCCATTGAATTTATCAACCCAGCGACACGACACGACATTGTCAACACCCGTCCACAAAATAATGGGGGTGGGGGGTGCGCTCGATCGATCGACAATCGACAACCGACGCCAGTAACCCGACTACTGGAACAAAACGTGAACGGATAAACAGCGCGAGTGTCAAATTACTGACGCAATAAATTGGATAACATGGGATTTATTGTTTGCATTATGGGAAAAAATCAGGCAGGATTTTCTTATTGGTTGGCAATCAAGTCACCATGTCATGACAAGGGGAATAAAATCATGACCAAACAGAAAGAAATTTATCAAGCCGTTCAAGGTCGAATATTCAAGATCGTGTTTACCAAAAACAATGGTGACACTCGCGAGGCATACGGTCAGTTATTCTTCGATGATCGGCTAGTCGATGATCATCCTGACACGATCGCGTTTGTTGATTTCTCGATCGCCGCCGAAACTTTCGGCACTCGACTCGACGCCGATGGCAATCCGGTGATGAATAACTTTCGCCGTGCCAAGCTCGACAAGCCATTTACAATTCGTTGTGGCGATCTTGTTATCAAGGGTTAACTTCAAACCAATAGCCGGGGCAATGCCCCGGCGGAAAGGGATTAAAATGAATAAAGCATTTATCGCACACCATAGGACAGTGGCAAAAAAGACTGCCATTGCATGGGCTGGCATGGCCGTTGCTATGGGTCTTTTTTTCGCGCTTGGCTGGCGTGTCTTAATGACTGGCGATGCGTTTAACGTGTTCGTAGGCATCGGCATGATATCAATTGGTAGCGTTGGCCTGCCATGGTCGATCGTTGCCTGCATCATTAACGCATTAGATGCGAGGGGGTAGCCATGACATTCGATGAATTCTTAAAGGCATGTGACAAAGAACTGATCGGGCTTGGATGCCCGATCGGTATCGATGACATGCCCGATGCATGCTGGCGCGATTACTATGATGATGGCATGTGCGTCATCGATGCATTGCAAACAGCCAATGATGATCATTGGGACAATGATCTAGATCAATTCTTATACGGTTAAAGGGTGACTCATGATAAATCAAATAAACGAAATAGAACAAATGTTTGCTTTTTACGGCTTTGCATCTTGCCCATTATCGCGCAAGCGCATTGCCAGTTTAATCATACGCGGCAAAACAAAAGACGATATTTACTCTATCGGTTGCGACGTTTATTGCGGCTATAACTAACCAACACAGGATCGAGCGCCACGGCGCTCGGTTCCTCTTTTCTTTTTTTATATATAGATGGCGCGGGGCCGCAGGCCGCAGGCCGCAGGTTCATCTAGATATACAAACAGAAAAAGGCCGCAGGCCGCAGGATAATTTAGGGCTTGTGATAGTTGGGAAAAAATCGTAGAATTCAGGATAACTTAAACAAGGGGAATAGTTATGAAAGCACAAAGCTCTATAATATATCGAGGCCCGTCACAAATCGACGGGTCGCCTATCGTTGTCGTTGCTATCGTAAAGAGTAGCAATAGCAAAACGGGCAACATGGTCCAAACATATATCTTATGTGATAACGGCCTTGATCCAATGCTTAACAATAAGCTTGGGCATGACTTCTCAATATGTGGCAATTGCCAGTTTAGAGGCGAGGCCGTCGCAATCGACGCGCCAGGCAAACATGCCAAGGGCCGTAAATGTTATGTTGCATTATTCCAGGGCGTTTTAAATGTCTGGAAGCAATTACAAAAAAACGCGTACCCTATCGCATACGGCCACAATGCTATTGCGTTTATTGGCGCTGGTCGCATGGTGCGGATAGGCACATACGGCGACGGTGCAGCAGTACCGCGTTACATATGGGACAGTCTGTTGAGTGAGGCCGTAGGTCATACGGCCTACAGTCATCAAGATGACATTTTAAAAGTTGATCCTAATCTGTTTATGATTAGCGCCGATACCAAAGCCCAAGCCCTAGAAGCTTGGGACAATGGCAAGCGCACCTTTCGCGTTATTGATCAGATAGATGATATCGTAAAAGGGTTCGAGGTCCTATGTCCTGCCAGTAAAGAGGCAGGGCGTCGCGCAACATGCGATACCTGCAAGCTATGTGCTGGCGCATCAACCAAAGCTAAATCAATTGCAATCGTTAAACACTAGGTTTTCCCCGAAGATACCCGGCGACATAGTCGCCGGGCATTCTTTTTCGGATCGCGCTCCGACATATCAGGGCGCAGGCCGCAGGCCGCAGGTCATCGATCTATACCAGAGGGCGCAGGCCGCAGGCCGCAGGCTCTCGATCAACCCAGACATATCACCTACATATAAGGCCGCAGGCCGCAGGTCATCGATCCGCGAACCGTGGATCTCGATCACCGATGCGCCGTCAAATAAAAATAGGTCGGAGGTAAAGGGGTCGTGTAGCAAGAAAAAACTGACACCCCCACAACGCGAATGCGAGGAATGCCAAGCAATCTGCGACTTGGACACTTTAACCCTGTTAGTTTTTGTTAGTTTTAACTCAAGCCAAATTGGGACACCGTCTATGCATAGGTATACGTCCGGCATCCCTTCGCCGGCGCGGTTTTCAATCCTCTCGCAGTGCGTTTTCCTTGGCAGGTTTTGTTTCAATAGCTTCCACAGTGATCGTTCGGTCGCTGGCATCCTCAACTCTTTTCATATCAGCAAAAGCATGGGGGTAGTTCTTGCGGAGACTTGCCAGTCTGGCAACAATGTCTTCACGCGACATATTATCAAGCTGATGAACGTGAGTGGACTCGCGCCTGTCGATGGTCAAGCCGCCCAGACTCGAACGAATTTTTTCAGCATTGATAGCGGCGCTGAATTGCCCAGCATCTTCAGCCGCCATGGACAGTTCCTCGAATCGTTTAAGCTGGCCTATTACAGTCACGCCGTACTTACGCTCTCTGGCCTCTCGAAGTTCTTTGATCAGTTCGAGAACAGCAGGAAAAGATTTACCATCAAGAAATTTATGTGCCTGTATTCTGGCACTGGCATCAGCATAGCCAGCCATCCTAGCACACTCAGCGTTCGAGTATTTGCCCTCGACATAGTATCGAGCAAATTCCCTCTGTCGGTTAGTCAGTGTGGACGGCCTGCCGCCTTTGTTAATAGTGTTTTCTACGGGTTTACTGTTTTTCAAACCAAAAAATCTCCCTTAGTCAGCATTAAAACTGTCTCACTGTCTCACAAGTGTCTTAGCTATAATTGTTGCTGGAAGTCATTTGAGACACCTGAGACACCTGAGACACTTTTTATAGCAAAAATAAAAATATTTTTTGTTACCCAAAAAAAACATTATCTGTACCTCTTGAACCCGTATCGTTTAATCCCATTTATGTATTGTGTATTCTTGGCTAATCTGATACGGTGTTCAGAATACATTACTCAAACCATACAGGTTCGAGGTCCAAGGTTCAAGATACAAGGGGATTAAACCAATGGCATACACACTATTAGAAAAATTTGGAAATAAGTTTGAAGTTTATGCGGATGCTGATCAGGGATCTGATGCGATGTTGATTGTGAAGTACAAAGGCAGTTTTTATTGCACTGATATTTTTGGTAGCTGGAATGAAGAGGAAATGGGTTTTCCATTGATTGATGAATTGGATGCGCTGGCTATGACTATCGATGAGGATCCTGATGGGGATTTTAATGGTGTCGATTATTTTAAGCTGGGCGTAAGCGATATAGATCAAATGAAATTAGCACCTGATACGAGGGGATCAAACCAATGAATGCAGATGAACTATTTGAAGCAATATTGAAAGCAATTCTTCACACTGACATAGACTTTGAACAAGTTCATATCGGTGATGAAGAGTCTGGAGAAATTTATTTTAAATTTTGCAAGGTAAGTGAGGATCAAACCAATGACTAACGATAAACCAAATCTGACTGACAGCTATTTTGCTGAGATACTGGCGGAGCCGTTCGCGGATCTGTTGAAGCCCAAGAGGTTCTATCCAACTATCATGGTTGAGTATTCACCAACCAAGGAAGAGTGGGAAGAGATTGTGGGTGCTATCTGGGTGGGTGCGCTCGAAGGTGGATCGAACCACTGGATCGATGGCATTCATACTTACGGTAACAACTTGAAATCTTCATATGATGTTGTCGAGTTCAATTTCGATATCGCCATTCATCATGGCAGTGAGGGCTGGGGTGATGACGATGAGGTCGAGGTCGAGAAGGTCAAGGCTTTTGATGTGATCGTTGACGGCATTAATTTGCTGGATCCACATCGCCAGCGGCTGGCATTGACTGTCGATGAGTTGGGTCAGTTGGATGCCAACGATTATGATTATATCATCCAGTTGGGTGTGTTTGGAAAAGAGGTGTATTGCTAATGGCTAAGACATACGAAGTTGAAATCGTGGCTTCTATATTCAAGAAGATTGAGGTCGTGGCTGACTCTGAAGATCATGCTGAAGAGCTGGCGCATGAGATGTTTAAAGATCAATATGATGGCACACCTACGATTATTGAGCAGGACACTTATGAAATTGAGGAGATTGGTGAACGATGAGTATTCAATATAAAGCTATTGATCCTGAGTCTGGGATCCGGTGGTGCGTTCGCATCGTGTTCTTTGGTGATAACTATGGACTCAACCATTGCCTGACCTATGGCGATAAAGAGTTCGATGGTACAGGAGTCACCAAAGCTGAGATCGAGGACAACAAAAAGAAGATGATCGAGCCAATGATCGAGTTCTACGATATGGACTCGATGGCGGCAGTGAAGATGTGCAGGTCTGAGGATAAGACCGAAGCCTATCTGGCTGAAGAGTATGGTCAGTTTGTGGGTCGGTACTATCTGTCTAGTTTGAAGTTTGATGAGGTCTTGAACGGCAAGACTCTGACTGACTGGTCGAAGCGCGGACTCGATCTGGATGGCGGTGTTGATCGGTGGTCGGTATCGAGTGCGTTCATGGTCGATGCCATGGCGGCGGTTGAAGCTGAACTGGCTGATAGGGCAGAGCTTGAGCGAAGGGAGATTGCGTAATGATTAGCAGAAAAGAATTGATGGAGTGGTTGAACACTTGCCCTGACCATCACTGGGATATCGTCCATGAGGATGAGGGGCATATGCGTGTGTTGTTTGTCTTTGATGAGGAACAGGAAGAGGATGAGGATCAATCTTCGGGGACACGTTGTGATGGCAAACTGGTGCTATCAGATGCCGAAAAAAATCAATTGATCCATCACTACAAAACAGAAGCATGGCCTGACTGGGTAGCAAACTGGCTACCAAAAGACGTAGACCCATTCACAGGACTCTATCACAGCGGCTCTGAACACGAGGGTGAAGAGTACGAAGAGATGCACTGGGACGGCGTTCAGTTTGAAGAAGATGGCAGGATGTTTGACATATGTATGCACTTTGTGGATGGCAAGCAGTGGGCTGAAGTCTATGAGTGCTATCGGATGGGTGACAACTGGAACACAAGCACACAGAAAGTGTGGCTGATGCATGAGGAGTTAGAGCATGATAACGCTTGAACTGACTCAGGTCGATCACCTGACAGGCCGCGATGCGGACAAAATATTTTTGGTTGGTGACAAGTTTACTGTCACCACCTGCGACATGAAATGGGGTGAGATTGAGCGCACGATAACCATCATCACTTGCCCAAATCATACATTATATGTTGCAGAGTCCTATCAGGACGTGAAGGATCACATCTTTGCGATGGTGAGGTCGGCATAATGACAAAGCTACAAACCAACAAGCAGGTCATTTTTCCTTTTCCT